CCTTTACCCCCCGTTTGATACCAGCTTTTAAAGCTGATACTATAGGTCAAGGGTGGAAATATAAACATTAACTTTCATCACTTTCGTCAACATGACAGAAAGGATAAACAACATTACTGGTCATGATTTCACCGATTTTAATTTACCATTAGAACGTTTGGAAACTGACCATTCACATACTATCAGACGTGAGTCTGAAGTAACGTATTACGACGAGTTCGCCAAAGACGAACTTCTCAACATACACCCAGAGTATTACTCACAGTTTATCGAAGGATGGTCCCGCAGTTTTTACACAGGGCAAAAGCATCTAGAAAATATACTTGAGTACTCTCTCCCAGATACTCCTATCACATCTGTTGATCACGCCACATATATACAGGCATGTCAAGCAGTCAGAACGGAGTTGAATAGCCTTCCATGCGCGAGGGCATACGACGTCGAAACAGAACTCGACCAAGTACCATACGAATCCAGCTCATCCGCAGGTTATAGCTATTTTGGGATAAAAGGTCCACATCGAGGCCCCATCCATTTACGTGCAATGTCACGCGCTAAAGCTACCCTTTACGGAGCATGCACCACCACAGGAGAAGGCTTGGATCATCAGTTACGTACTTTTGTTCCAGACGTTGGATATACTCGCACTCAGTTAGCGGATATCGCAGAAAAGACTAAAGTCAGAGGTGTTTGGGGAAGAGCATTCCACTACATTCTCCTTGAAGGCACATCAGCAAGGCCCCTCCTTGAAATGTTCCAGCAAGCAGACTCTTTCTACCAGATAGGAAGCGATCCAACCGTTAATGTCCCAGCGAAATTAGGCACACTAAGTCGAGACTATAATTGGCTCTACGGCGTAGATTGGTCTAAATTTGATGCTACAGTCAGCACTTTTGAAATACATGCAGCTTTCGATTTACTTCGAGATAAGATCATTTTTCCTAATGATATTACCATGCAGGCATACGAGTTTTCAAGACAGATTTTCATTCACAAGAAGATTTGCGCACCTGACGGTTACATCTACTGGGCTCACAAAGGAATACCCTCAGGCAGTTATTTCACATCAATAATCGGATCGATTATAAATAGAATTCGAATTGAGTATATTTGGAGGATCCACTTTAATAGAGGACCAGGCAAATGCTACACTCAAGGAGACGATTCATTAATTGGTGATAATGATTACTTCAATCCTGAAGAAATGGCAGCAATCGCTCGCCCATTAGGATGGATAATCAACCCAGATAAAACTGTTTGTTCGAGATTACCTAGTGAAGTTACCTTCCTTGGCAGGACTACAACAGGAGGACTTAACCATAGAGATCTAATCAGATGTCTAAGATTATTACTACTCCCAGAGTATCCAGTTACCAGTGGAAGAATTTCAGCATTCAGAGCTAAGAGTATCTACGAAGATAGCGGCGGAAGAAGCCAAATCCTCGAGATTATTGCTCGCAGACTGAAACGAAAGTTTGGAATTGCAACAGAAGAAGAAGTACCAGAACACTTTAAGCGTTATGTACCATGAATTTCTTAGATTGTAATAGACTTTCAATAAAGGTTATTTAAACC